CTGCAGCGGCTGCAATTACGGCGGTTGCAGGTGCGTTGGGCTTGGCGGCTAGAGCAGCGGCCGGAGACGAACAGCAACAGGCGATTTTGGCTAACACAATGCAAAACGTTGTCGGCGCTACTGACGCAACGGTCGCAGCAACCGAGGACATGATTTCAGCTATGTCGAGAGCAACAGGTACGGCTGATTCAGATTTGAGGCCAGCGTTTGCGGCACTATTGGTCGGTACAAAAAATGTTGGTGAGGCTACTGACGCGTTAGGTCTTGCGCAAGATATTGCAAGTTCAACCGGCGCAAATTTGACGGCCGTTTCTGAATCATTGGCATCTGCGTACGCGGGCAACATGAAAGGTTTAGCGGCGTTATCGCCTGAGATGAAGGGCATGATTAAAGAAGGCGCGTCACTTGACGAAGTAATGATGGCGTTAAACGACAACTTTGGTGGCGCGGCTGCAAGGTCAGCCGAAACCGCTGCAGGCAAATTTAAGATATTAAAAAATAGTATGGGCGAATTTCAAGAAAGCATTGGCGCATTGTTGTTGCCAGTACTTATGCAAGTTTTGCCAAAATTGCAAATGTTGGCAGATTGGGCGCAAGCAAATCCTGAAAAGTTTTTAAATGTTGCTAAAGCAGTTACAGCCGTTTCAGTTGCCGTACTTGCTATGAACATTGCAATGAACGCACATCCTTTAATTGCAATCGGTAGCGCGTTACTAACTTTGGTTGGTTATTTAGTTTTTGCATATAACAAATTTGAGACATTTCGCAATGTTGTAAACGGCGTATTTAATGCAATCATGACAACAATGCAAGGTTTTGTTAACGCGTTTAACTCTGTTATTAACGTTTTAATTCGTGCTTACAATTTGTTAAATTTTGGTAGCGACGTTCCGTACATTCCTCAAATTACGTTGCCACGTATGGGTGGCGAAAGCGGCAGCGCAGTTACTGGCGGTGGCGCGGCTCGAGAGGGTGGCACGGGCAGTATTACGCCTGCGTTACCAAGTATGCCTAGTTTGGTAAGCCCGATTACAGGTGGCGGCGGCGGCGGTAAAGGCGGGTCAGGCGGCGGCGGTGGCGGTATTGGTAGCCCGGGCGATTTGGTAACGATACAAGGCGCTTTAACGACGTTTGGCAACGCTGAACGCATTGCAGCGCGCGGTGGCGGTGACGTAACGATAAACGTGACTGGCGGTATGTCAACTAGCGCCGAGATCGGGCAAAGCGTGTTAAACAGTTTGCTCGCCTACCAGCGCACTAACGGGCCACTCGACTTACAGATTGCGTCGTAATGGCAGGTACAGCCGTTGTCGCTAGTGGCAACTATGACTTAGAGATTGACACAGGGTTTGTGCAAAACGCATTTTTGCTTGACGACCCAGTCGCAGGTTTGTTAAATAATACGACCTACGTGTTAGACGGTACAACAGATTATGCAAGTGTGCTTGACGGCGTAAACAGCATTACGGTTAAACGTGGGCGACGCGATCAAGGCGATCAATTTAGTGCTGGCACTATGTCATTTAATATGCTTGACACGGCAGGTATTTTTAACCCGTTTGACGAGAACAGTCCGTACTACGACACAGCGTTGGCGCAACCGGGTCTTGCACCTATGCGTCGAGTACGTCTATCGCGTTACAGTTCGCTAAACGTCAAAGAATATTTGTTTGTTGGCGTAATCGTAAACTATGACTACAACTTTGCATTAGGCGGTCTTGACACCGTAACCGTGTTTTGTGCAGACGATTTCTATTTGCTGGCACAAACATTTTTAGACGAGTTCAATGTCAGCGAGGAATTGTCTAGCGCTCGAGTCACGGCCGTGCTTGACTTGCCTGAAGTTGCGTTCCCAGCTTTAACGCGCGACATTGCTACAGGCACACAGACACTTGGCGGTTCAGCGGCGTTCACAGTTGCACAGGGCACAAACGTGCTTGGCTATTTGTCTGACGTGAACGAGGCTGAGCAGGGTCGGCTGTTTATGTCGCGTGACGGCGATCTAGTGTTTGACGCTCGACTAGGTACAACGCTTACCCCAGCGGTAGCAGACTTTCATGACGACGGCACAAACATTCCGTACAACGGCGTGGGCATAACTTTTGAAGCCGATCAGGTAACTAACCGTGCAGTTGTACAGATACTTGGCAGTAACAATCCGCAGGTCGCTGACGACGCTGGCAGTCAAACAAAGTATTTTGTGCAAACTTACAGCATTACTAACAGCCTTTTGCACAGCGACGACGCGGCGCTTAACTTGGCGGTCTATTTGCTTGACCCTGAACCTGAGGCACGGTACACGTCCTTGGCTACGTCGTTTGCTTTGTTGTCAAGTGCGCAACGTGACACGGTGGCCGTCATTGACGTAGGCGACACGATCACGATTGAGAAAACGTTTACGTCAGGCGTATCAACTACCGAGTTGGCACAAGAGTTGGCAGTCGAGGGCATTGAGCATCAGATCAACGTAAATACCGGGCATAGCGTCACTTATTACACGTCGCCAACTATTGTCGTTTATGAACTGATACTTGATGATTTGTCGTTTGGTATCATCAACGCTGACAACGTTCTAGGATAAAGTAGGCAAATATGGCATTAACAACTTTTACCAGCGGTCAAGTTTTGACGGCAGCGCAAATGAACGCGCTACAAGCAAACGATTACAACCAAACGGTTAGCACTAAAACTGCCTCTTACACACTTGTTGCCGCTGACAAAGGCACTCGAGTTGTAATGAACAGCGCAAGTTCAACCACGATTACGGTAAACACAAGTTTGTTTAACGCGGGTGACACTTTGTTTATACAGAACACAGGTGCAGGCGGCACTTGTACGATTACCGCAGGCACAGCAACAGTTACGACCGCAGGGTCTTTAGCGTTAGGCGCGTGGGCAGGTGGCACTTTGTATTTTACTAGTGCTAGCGCTGCTGTTTTTTTTAGCGGTTCTGGTACTGGTTACGGTTCGGCAACGGGCGGTTCATCGTCAAGCATTACGGTTGGCGGCATAAATTACACGCTGTTGACTTTCACTTCAACAGGTACTTTGACAAACACTAAAGCAGGGTTTTTTGATTATTTAATTATTGGTGGCGGTTCAGGGTCAAATATTCGTAACGATAGTGCGCGTGCAAATGGTGGTGGTGGTGCGGGCGCGGTTTTGTGTGGGACAATTTATTTGGCTGCAAACCAAACTATTACGATTGGTGCTGGCGGTTCGTTTGTAAATTATGGTACAACAAGTGTTGGAAGTTCAACTTCGATTGGTGCGGCTGCGCCGTATATTGCCGTTGCAGGCGGTTCAATTGCGTCTTGGGCTACAAAAGGGCAGGCGTCTGGTTTAGGTAATTGGGGTAACGACACTACTTCTAACACTTTCAATACTGGTTTAGGTTTTAATGGCGGAATTTCTAGCAGCTCAAACGCTGCAGGTGGCGGTGGCGGTTTTACCAGCGAAGGCGTTGCAGGAGCAGCCGCAGCGACCACAGGTGGAGCGGGCGGAACAGGGTTTGATATGTCAACATTTATTGGCGGGACGCCGACCCCAAGCCACCGTGCAACAGGCGGCGGCGGGGGCGGTTCGGTAGCAGGTGGAGCGGGCGGCAATTCGTCTGCATCATCAAACGCAGGGTCAACCGGTTCAACACCGGGTAGTGCCGCTGCAAACTCAGGTTCGGGTGGTGGCGGCGGATTTGGGACAACACAAACAACAGGTAACGGCGGCTCAGGTATCGCCTACATTAGGTTTAAGTAATGGCACATTTCGCGCAAATAGATCAAAACAAAGTTCAACAAGTAATTGTCATTGCTAATGATGATTGCGGCGGCGGCGAATTTCCTGAGAGTGAGCCAATCGGACAAGCATTTATTGCGTCACTAGGTTTAGGTGGTTTGTGGTTGCAATGCAGTTATCACGCTAGTTTTCGTGGTTGCTGGCCAAACGCAGGTTTCACATATGATCCTGATTTAGACGAATTTGCGCCACCAATTCAATTTGTGCCACCAGTCGAGTAGCGATGTTATGCGTTACGGATTGTTTGCGTTAATACTCATGTTGACGGCTTGCGAAACAACACGCGATAACACGCTTACAGTCAAGTCACGTGTCAAAAACATGACGTTAGATAACTGCAACGTGCCTGACCGATGCGGCATTACACCATGACTCGACACAGATACACCGCTGACGAATTGCACGCACGCATGATCGTCACCGTTGGCGTACTACTAGCAATAGTTTTTAGCACCATAGTTTTAGGCATGACCTACGGTTTGTTGTTTGTGTCGCAACCTGAAAAACAAGCACCAAACGACGCAGCGTTCATAGACCTAATGTCAACTATTGTTGTGTTTTTGACTGGCACATTGTCGGGCATTGTTGCGTCTAACGGCATAAAAAAACCTACTAAATAACAATGCCTAATCGCGCTTACATAATTACGCAACAGCCAGTTGTAAAGTCTGCGTTGGCTGGAACTGCAGAATGGGCGCGACTTGCCTGTTTGCATAGCGCTGGCAGTTTGTGGAATAACGGCACATGGGTAGTACGCGACGTACGCAACAAACCCGGCACAATTAGCAATCATGCTCGAGGGCTGGCAATGGACTTGTCGTACCGTTGGCTAAACCAAAAACAACTTGGCAAAGCAGACGGCCGCAAAGCGTCACTAGCGTT